GCTTACAGTGTACGTAGAGGTTGAGTAAGTGATAGTGGATCACTTACTATCCACCACCCACTCCCCGGTCCCGTACTACGGTCGGACCCATGGGACTCATCTCCACTCAGGTTGTGCTTCACCGGTACAAGGGTCGGACCTACAGCGCCAGTGAACACCTGCTCTGGTCACCGTCGCTCGTGCTGGACGGGCCGACCTTTCAGGACATGAACGAACCCGAACTCATCACCGTCACCATCGAGTCGGGCAACACGATCGCGAGACCATCATGAACCACCTCACTGCCGCCTTGGCTCGCATCGCCACCCTGGTGGTCGGCGCGTGGGTGTTCGACCGCATCCTCAAATCCATCACCGGGGCCCTTGAGCAGACCACCGCCGTTGCGCTACGTGAGACCCCCGCGGCGCCGGTCCCGCAACTCCCGCTCGACAGCGAGCAGCTTGCGATGTTCGCCACGTTCATGGAACAAGGCGTCGCGCGGGAACTACGTGGGGAAAGTGGCGCCGACCCCACCGACCTGCAGATCCCCGATTTCGACGGCGGGAGACCAGAGGGTGGACGGGTTGCGAGCGTGCCGGCGGGGACCTTCGCCGCCACCAACGGCAACTTGGTCGAAGCGTTCAAACGCGGCGAGTTCGCCACCCCGGCGCAAGGATTCATGCGACCGGACCTGACCGGGGAGGCACTGTAATGGGGCCCCCGGGTCGCTACCGCTGCATGTTCGGGGTCTGGCACCGCTACGAAACCCCGTGCACGTGCATGCCGCTCGGCACCGTCGGTGACACCTCGAGTGTCCGCCGTCCCGTCAACAGCCGTGGACAAGGGAAGATCCACCGACCCAAAGGTGTCGTCGCCGGCACCGCGCCGAACTGGCACGGGCCACGCCCCACACCGTCACATCGCGAACGTCGACCCGAGCTCTACGGAGAACCCTCATGAACTTGTTCCGTTACGGCAACGTTGTGGTCGATCGTGACCAGATCATCGGGTTCGCTTACGAGCGCAGAACCATGACCATCTGGTCTAGCGCCGACACTCTCGATGACGCGGGTATCAGCTGGCATCTCCTTGCGTTTCTCCCCGGTATGTCGATACGGCTCGGTGAGTATCCCACCGAAGAAGATGCGATCGAAGCGTTCGAAGATGCTGTAAGTGAGCTCAAGGCGCGGGTGGGTGATGGCTCGTTACCCTGAGGCTCCCGATGACCCGTCCGATTTCCTCGCGGAGCTCGAGCGGCACATGGTTGACGTCGAGTGGGATCCGTTCGTTCCCGAGAACGGCGCACCCGAGGACCCCTACGATGAAGCCGGTGCGCTGTCCGCGCATGGTCAGTCCGCGGCGCGTCTCGCAGCCGAGCTCGGCATTGGACTGGTGGACGGTGCTCTCGGCCTTCCTGGCGCGTGGATCGATCCCGACACGCCACGCCTCGAGCTCGCACGCTTTCCGGTGATCGGCGCGACGTTCGCTACCGGGAAAGCCGGCACATTGCGTTTGACCCTGGCCATCGAGCGGGAGTTCAAGTACCACGCCATGCCGGTGACCGACTGGGGTGGGGTGCAACTCGAATGCATCTTCACTCGTGCGTTGCTCCCTGGGGAAACCGTTGAGGACGTTGATGGCTAGCTGGTGGGAAACTCCAGGGGAACCGGTCGTTCTCACCGAGGCCGCGCTGCAGGGCTGCATGGAGAAGCTCCACGACCGCGCGTCCCACGGCACCGCCGGCAACCCTCACATTGTGCATCCCGACGGCGGTCCGTGCATGGAATGCGGGGTGTGGTTCACGCGCGACGAGATCCACAAGGGGCCCTAGGTGTGGGGTCCGTTCGACGGTGATCTGCCCATTCCTCTCGGCAGACCCTCCGTGCGCTACTACCCGTGGGTGCACACCGACTCTGGCCCCCACTTCCTCGCGGTGTGCGCGGACCACTACGCGGCCGAACGGGAGCTCGAAGGTATCGACGCGCTCGAGGACTACGTGAATATGGGCATCGACATCCGAGTCGTTGCTGGCCCGGGAACCGGTCTCCCGCCCTTGGAAGGGATCTGATGTACTCGACACCTTTACACAATGCGCTGCGTGATGCGTTCATGGATGTCCTCGATGAGATCGATGAGGGGCAATGGGGTGCTGGCGAATCGGAGCGCATCGCCAATCGTCTTGTGCACCTCGTGGTGCTCTACGGTTTCCTCCCCGAAACGAATGCCTTCTGATGGCCACCCCACGTTCCTCTGGGAACCCGTCCGGTGTGCAGATGGTCGCGGTCGCGATGCAGGAGCTCATGCACGACCCCGAGCACGGACCTGAGCTCAAAGGTCGGATCCACGCCCTCGCCAACAAGGCACTGGACATCGCCGACTACGCGATGTCGAACGCCGATATGGCCACCCGCGTTCGTGTCGCGCAGCAGTTCCTCCCGGCGATGGTGAAGGAAGCCGCGGCGTCCGATGACTCCGATCGGCTGCGGGAGCTCGAGGCCCAGATCTCCGAGATGCGCCAGACGTTCGCCGGCAACTTCGGCGTCGCGCGCGCACCGGAAGCCACCGAGGACACCCCTCCAGCACCCCCGGCACCCCCGGCTCCTGCGGTCAGTTAGTACGATCGAACCATGGTCGACGGTCGTGGGTGTGGGCGGGGTCTCTGGTGAGCTTCTACGCCCCGCATATCGCTCGGCTCAAGATCGAGCAGCGCCGCACCGGGCAGATCGCGACGTTCACCCCGAACAGCGTCCAGCGCGACTTCTTGGCCCGCATGGAGAACCAGGCTGCGCACCGGGGCCGGATCCGCATCATCGTCCTCAAGGCCCGCCAGATGGGGCTCTCGACGGCGACACAGGGTGTGATGTTCACCCACGCGATGAACCTCGACAACTACACCGGTATCACTGTTGCTCACGACGATGACACCGCGCTGTCTCTGCTCCGCAAGGACCACACGTTCTGGGCGCATTACCCGTTGCGGGAGTTCTACACCACGAAGAACGACAAGGAGAACGTCCTCTCCTGGATGCACGGGTCGCGACTCGAGATCGCGACGGCTGGTAACCGCAAAGCCGGCCGCGGCAAGACCCACCGTGCGCTGCATCTTTCCGAGCTCGCGTTCTACCCCGACGCGAAGAAGTTCTGCCTCGGGTTACTGCAGTCGGTCCCGACCGAGGACCAGACCCTCATCGTCATGGAGTCCACCGCCAACGGCATCGGCGACTACTTCAATCTGCAGTGGGAAGCCGCGTGTTCCGGTGAGCTCGACTACGAGCCGGTGTTCTATCCCTGGTTCGCATACGAGGACTACCGCTACACCGTCGCGCACCGAACCCGTGACATCCCCGCTCTCGGTCCCCTCGATGAAGACGAACGTTGCCTTCGTCTGCTCGGGGTAGACGATGATCAGCTGGCGTGGCGACGCTGGGCGATCCGCTCCCTGTGTGGCGGCGACATCTTGCTGTTTCACCAGGAGTACCCCGCGTCCGCCGAGGAAGCGTTCATCTCCACCGGCCACAACGTGTACCCGCTCGAGAAGCTCCAAGCGATCTACCGGCCGATGGTCCCGAAGGTCGGCCGACTCACACGGCAAGGCGATCACGTCGTGTTCCATGAAGATGCCACTGGTCCGCTCAAGATCTATCGCGACCCTTCCCGCGACCGCGACTGGGGCATCTACCAGGTTGGCGCCGACCCGACCCGCACCACCGACGGGGACTTCGCCGTCGGCCAGGTCATCTCCCGGCGCACGATGGAACAGTGCGCGGTGTTCCGGCAACGCATGGATCCCCGCAACTTCGGCGAAGAGATGTTCAAACTCGGCATCTTTTACAACCAAGCCCAGCTTGCCGTCGAGAAACAAGGCCCGGGTGCGTTGACCATCGGTGCACTCCTCGGGGCCCAGTACCCCAACATGTGGATGCACTCCAAGATGGAGAAGACCCCGGGCAACATCGTGGAAGACAACTGGGGTTGGCAGACCACCGTCCAAGGCAAAGAAGTGGCGATCGGCCAACTCCTCGCCTTCGTGGTCGATGGTCTCGACGCACGGGGATTCGGTCTCTTGCTCCACGATGCTGACACGTTCCGCGAGATGAAGAACTACGTGAAGCTCCCTGACGGCAACTACGGCAACGCGGACGGCGAATCCCACGACGACACCGTGATGGCCCTCGCCATCGCCGCAGTCACCCACGTCCTGTCCCCCACGCTCCGCGCCTACGGAGAAGGCTGGCAGGACCACCTTCCTGCGGTCGTCGCCGATTTGACCGTCTCCGCGACCGGAACCGTCGAGCTCGAGCAACCACCTAACACTTATCTGGAAGAACGCCTTGCTGCTGCAGGGTTCGTCTCTGCAAGAACCTGACATCCAAGGAGCATCCTCCCCCATGCCCACCTACCTGTACCGCTGCCGCACGTGTGGTGCCGAAGAGACCCTGACCGGCTCTCCCGAAGAGTGTGCTGTCGACTCCATCGGCCACTGTTTCGACTGCTACGAAGACGATCGCGACGGCATCATGCGCCGCGTCTGGGCCGTGCAGTTCTCACCAGTCATGCAGGAGCACTTCAATCCCACGGTCGGCAAACCCATCTCCGATCGCAAACAGTTTGATCGGGAGCTCCACGTTGCTTCCGAACTCGCGACCGAACGTACTGGTATCCCGCATCGCTTCACCCAAGTCGACGGTTCGGAACGCGCTCAGGCTGCGGGCATCGATCCCGAACTCCAGGCCGAGATCGCGCGCGCCAAGCGCGAAGGCCGCTCCCTGCACGCCGAATTCGCGCACTCGACGGCACGCGACGTTCGCCCCACGGAGTTCGCTTCGGTCACCGAGCGCAAGAAGCATCTTGAGGAGATCCAGCGCCGCCAGGCTGCGGTTAACGCGCGGACGGGCAAGCGGGTGAGTGCCTAGTACTTCGATCTTGGTCTTCGTCGTACTACGATCGCACGTATGGCTGGTGAGTCGTCGCTGACCCTCGAGGACATCCTCCCTGCGGCGTCGCCAGGTCTGCTCTCGCAGCGCCTCGCGCCCGGTGCGACGACCCAGCTGGTTCCCGACAGCGACGCCGAGTCGGAACGCACCCTCGCGGCCTACGCGCTGCAACTCTTCCGCCACGCGCGCCAGTTCCGTCGGCCGCTCGTGGAACGGTGGCTGCGCAACTACAACGTCTTGCACAACCGCACGTGGGGCGCGCGCGCCGCGTGGATGCCGTCGCCGGAGCTCCCGGAGATCTGGCCGATTGTCTCGGCGATCGTGGGTTGGCAGACCGACGGGAAGCCCACGTTCTTCTGCACCCCGTCGATGCCTCCGCACTCCCAAGACGCGGCGTGGCATTCGCAACTTGCCCAGGATCTCGTCACCACCTTGCGCGCGGTCTGGCAGGTCAACGACTACGACGCTGAGATCGAAACGATGCTGTGGGACGCGAATGTCTACGGCACCGGGTTCATGAAGGCGGTCTGGGATCCGGTGAAATGCGGTGGGCTCGGCGACGCGACGATGCGCCGTGTCGACCCGTTCACCATGTACCTCGATCCTCTCGGCACTTCCTGGGAGTCCCTCGGTTACCTCCAAGAGGTGCGCACGGTCTCGATCGAAGAACTCGATCGGCGGTTCCCCGGCGCGGCGAAGAAGCTCAAGGGCCGTGAGTACCGCGCGGACCATGACCGCACCCCTGATCGGATCAATCCGACCGGGCGTCCCGCGTCGATCCCTTCCTATGGCCCGATCCCCGAAGCCGCGACCGGTGTGGCTGGCGGCAGCGCGGCGTATCGCCCCGCGGGCGCCGAGGGGTTCAACGGCCCAATGGATGCCGACCCTGGGGTCACGGTCCTCGAGACGTGGGTGCGCGAGCACTTCTACGTGCGCGACGAATCCGTGACCGCGGACGATGGCTCCCCGGTGATGCGCACCGTTGAACGGTGGCGGTGCCTGGTCACCGCGTCGGATCGTGTGCTGTTCAACGAGCCGGCCACCGAGCTCTGGTCCCACGGCCAGCACCCCTACGAGAAGTACGTGCTGCAGGAAACCGGCGAGATGTGGGGCCAATCCCTGGTCGAACTGCTTGCTCCCGCGCAGATCTCGATCAATCGTCTGCTCGCCGCGCTCGAGCACAACATCTGGTTGACCGGCAACCCGGTGTTCATGGAAGACACCCGCTCGGGTCTGCAGCGCGCTGCGATCACCAACAAGCCGGGCACACGCCTCACGGTCAACCCCAACTCGCGCGCGGAGTTCATGACTCCCCCGTCGATGGGCACCGAGAACTTCGCCATGGGACTCGTCTCGTTCTACGTCGACCGCATGGAAGCGATCTCCGGGCTGACCTCCATCAACCGCGGGGGGATCAACGGGCAGCGCAACTCCCAGGGCACGATGGAAGCGGTCCAAGAATCGGCGTTTGTCCGGGTGCGTATTGCGCAACGTAATCTCGAGCGGACCTTGCATCGCGTCGGTGACAAGATCGCTTCTCTCATCGTGGAGTTCTATGACACCCCGCGCATCGTTGCTCTCACTGGCCAAGGGGGTCAGGAATCCGCGATTGCGTTGCGGGGTCTCCACTGGTGGCTTCCGTCGGCCAAGGGCCGCGCGCCGATGCGCTACCAGCTGCACATCGAAGCGGGCTCCTCCCTCCCCACTTCCCGCGCGGCGCGCATCGCCGAGGCCATGAACCTCTACACGATCGGCGCGTACGACGACGAAGCGGTCCTGGAAGTCGTCGCGCCGCCGAACTGGCAACGCACTCTCGCCCGTGTCCGTGAAGCGAAGGCTCACGGCATGATGCAGCCCCCCGGAGCCCGGCAGCGCGCCGGGCGCAAGTAACCAAGGAGCTCCTGGTGAACAACCACAATCCCCCTGGCACCATCGCCAATTTCTCCCCCGGCGGCGACCCCGACGCGTGCGTAGTCACCATGAACCGCCAGCCCAATGACCGCCAGATGCAGCGCGAAGTCAACGCGACGCGCCCCGGCGACGACGACACCGCCATCATCGTCCGCTAACCAGCGGTGTCCATCGTGCGATCCCATCCGGTTTCGTACTACGATTGAATCAACCCTTTCGACCAAAGAGGTACTCACATGGCTGAGAAGCTGACGCCGAAGCTGCCGGCAGTGAAGGGCTCCGCGCCCATCGTGCAGGTCGGTCACACCACGGGCTCGCGTTACGGTCAGGACGCCCGCGCGAAGACCCGCGGCGGCAACCGCAACGGCGCGATGAACGAGTCGATCAAGTGACCGACACAGATACCTCTGGGGACGTTGATCCGTTCCTCCCGGAGGATCCGCCGGTCATCGTGGAACAAGCGTCGGCCGACGAGGACACCGACGGGTACCCGTCGTGGCTCCCTGATGGCTTCCACGTCGAAATCCGCACGCTCGTGTCGAACGACGAGAACTCGGTGGTCCTCGGGCCGTTCACTTCGGTGGACGAGGCGATCACGGTCTCCGCGTCCTTCCCGACGGTTGATCGCATCGAAGTGATGCACGCGGTCGTGCGTGACACCCCGACGCCCGATCCTTTCGATGAAGTCCCCGACGAGATCGACGTCGATCTTCTCGGGCACGACGACCCGGACGTCTGAGGTTCCCTGGTGGCTACCCGTACCGATAACACCTTCGCCGAAGCGCTTGAGAAGCTGACTCAGCAGGTCGCGCAACTCAAGCTCCTCCCGGATTGCGACGACGAGCTCGTGGACGCGATTCAGGAGGCGATCATCGGCTGGTACCGCCAGCCGATCGAGAACTCCATGGCGCAAGGCACCACGTCGGTGCAGAGCTCCCCCGCGGATGCGATGGGTATGCCACCAGGGATGCCCCCCGGGATGCCCGGTATGCCTCCCGGTATGGGGGGTGTCGGCGCGTCGCAGATCGCTGCGGGCGGGGCGATGGGACGCGGGATGCCGGCCGGTGTGATGTCCATGGGTCCACCCAATCCCGACGAACTACGCCGGCAGATGCAGTCGCCGACGGGAATGCGATAGCACGTGGCACCGAAATCAACGAACTACGACGGTAGCGAAGGGACCTCTGGTCTCGCGGCGCGCGCCGCGGCACTCGGGCTTCCCGATCCCCACGCCGACGCCGACGCCGACGCCGACGGACCGGTCGTTCCTGGGGTCCCACCAACCCCGGAGCTCGACCCGACGCTCGGCACCTCCGCGCTGAACACCGGAGTGACCGAGCTTGAGACCCCTGACTCCGCTGCTCCCGCGACGGATTTCCTGTCGCGAGTCGCGGCGCACATGGCGTCGGACGGTCCCGCGCCGGCACGTCCCGGGCAGGGCAACGAGTGGGCTCCTGTAGTCGATGATCATGCTGGGGAGCCGTCGAGCTCGGCAAGTACAGGTGGCCCCCCGGCGCCTTCTACGGATCCCGGGGAGTCCGGTCCCTCGGGGTCCGTAGAAACCCCTCCATCAAGCATCCCCCTCGGTCCGCCGCCGCTGCCGTGGGCGGCCGCTCCCTCGATCTCTGGCGCACCCGGTACTTCCGGCGCGCCTGGTTCCCCGGGAACTGTCACGCTCGACGGGCAGTCCTTCACCGAGGATGAGCTCCGCGCGGCGATCGGTGTCGCCGCTCGGCAATCCCTGATGACGCCTCAGCAGGCGGCTCTGTGGAGTGCCTTCTTGGCGGGCCAGGCGCAGATCGTCCCAGTCGGGCAACCCCCGGCCCCTGCACCTCCTTCGCCGTCTTCCTTCGTTGACGATGACTCTGGTGAGTACATCGATCCGCGCGCTGCCGCCGAGGATGCTCGTCTGCAAGCCGCTCTTGCCCAGCAGCAGGACCAGACTCGTTGGCTCCTGCAGCAGGAGGCCGCGCGTCAGAACGCGCTCGAGCAGACGAAGGTCACTTCGGCGTTCGCGATGGTCCGCGACAAGTACCAACTCCCTCCGTCCGACGTGGACCCGACGCTTTTTCAGCGTCTCGAGTCCGCGGCGCTTCCTTTCGCGCAAACCGCGTTTGCTCAGGCTCCCGATCATGTCGATTCGTCGCAGATCTACGAGTGGGCATTCGAACAGGCGGTATGGCAGACCCCGCAGTTCCGGGAAGCTATCATCGCTTCGCAAGTCCAGTCCCGTGTCGATGAAGTTCTGACGAGTGATGAGCTCGAGCAGATGCGTCGGCGTCGGGCAAACGCATCGTCCCTTGCTGGTTCAAGCCAAGGTTCCGTTCCACGTTCCGCTCCCCCGGCACGTGATCCTCGAACCATGACAGATGCGGAAACACGGGCGGCTATGGCCGCAACGCTCCGCGCCACCATGAACCAGTAAGGAGCGATATCTATGGTCACGGCCATCGGCGCGGACACCCTGACGTCCCTCTCGCGCCAGTACACCATCCCCAAGATCGTGGACCACACGTTCGGCCGCAACGGTGTCATGTACCGCTTGCTCGCCGGCAACAAGGTGGTCGTCCAGGGCGGTACCCAGATCGAGCAGCCGGGCATCTTGTCCCAGCCCACCGCCGGTGGCTGGTACTCGGGTTACGGCTTGCTCGACACCACGCCGTTCGACGTGATCAAGAACCCGGTGTGGGACTGGAAGCAGTGCTCGGTCCCCATCACCATCTCGACGCGTGACCTGGCCAAGGCCAACTCCCCCGAGGCGGTCGCGAACCTCCTGCAGGTCCAGACCAAGCTGGCCGAGATGCGCATGGCGGAACTGCTCGCCTCGGGCATCTGGTCCCTCGGCACCGATCCGCTGCAGCCCGACGGGTTCCGACTCGCGATCGACTCGACCGGCACCTACGCCGGCTTGGCGCGCGCCACCTACACCGGGTGGGCATCGCAGGAAGACGGTTCCACCACCGCGCTGTCCATGACGGCGCTGAACACCATGTTCACGAACCTGACCCTCGGCGGGAACCACCCCACGCTCATCGCCTCCCAAAAGACGCCCTACAACCTGTTCTGGGCGTTGAACGAGGCCGATCGTGTCGTGCAGATCGGCCCGTCGGGACACGACGAGATCCTCGCGTCGGCTGGGTTCACCAACCAGCTGTTCAACAACGTGCCGTGGCTCATCGATGACCACGTGCCCGATGCGAACTCCATCTTCATGTTCAACGAGGAGTTCATCGACCTGATCGTGAACCCCCTCGGCGACTTCATCGTGGAGGACTTCGCCAAGCCGACGAACCAGAACGCGTTCGTCAGTCACATCCACTTCATGGGCAACATCATCGTGGAAGCCCCCCGTCTGCAGGGGAAGTTCACGGCGATCACGTCCTGATACCAGCACTCGGGGGACGCCCCGAATACCGGCCTAGTCCGGCCCATGGCCACCTCTTCGGGGGTGGCCTTTGGGGGTGAAAGTCACGGTTCCGGGCACGATCCCCGGCTGACAACCCAAGGAGAATCATGGAGCTCTACAACCCTCTCGGCGCACTTGCCGATGCGTCATCGGACTTCACGCAGTGGGTCAACAAGGATGGTTTCTTCCTTGGCTACCCGTACCGGTCGTTCCGGTGGCAGGCCAACGAGGCGATCTCGGTCGGCCAGGTCTGCATCTGGGTGGAGTCCACCACCACCGTGCCGCTCCGTGTTGGTAAGGCCGCGACCGGTTCCTCCCCTGGCATCTTCGCCGGCATCGCTCGCACCGCGTCGGCAGCCGCGGGCGACATGATCGAGGTCGTGGACTATGGCATGACCCCGGCGCTGGTTGAAGGCACCCCCACCGCGGCCGCGGCGCTCGGCACCCGCGCGCAGATCGGCGGCACCACCGCCGGTTCGGTCAACTCGGTGGCTGCGGCCGGCGCGGCGACCGACATCTTGGGCGCGTTTCTCGGCACGTTCATGGACGCGAAGCTCACGAGCTTCCTCGGTTCCGCGAACTACGCCCCGCTGTTCGTCAACCAGGTCTGATCCCCAGGCCCAGGAGCACACGCCACGTGCAGGACGCGGGCCATCCCTCCATCGGGGGTGGCCCGCTCTGGCACCTGGCCTAATGGAAAGGCAGTCACGTGGCACCATCATCGACGCAGGACATCGTGCGGATCCGCAACACCGGCACGCAGACCTTTCGGGGCAAGATCGCTCCCGACCAGTACGTCTACATTCCGGCACCACCCGATGTCCGTTCCGAGACGATGGTGACGTGGGAGATGGCGTGCCAGTTCCTCGGCAAGCCCGACATCACCGACTCGCGTCTCCGCACCGAACGGCTCGACCAGCTGCGCGCCTTCTATGGGGTGTACGACAACCGCGAAGCGTGGGACCACGCGAATGCCGGGATCCTCTTCGATGAGAAGCACGATCCGTTTCACAAGCATCCACTCCCGGTGCTCCCGCGGCTCGAGGTGTACGACATCACGACCAACGAACGCATCTTCATGTTGCTCGATGACCCTGACGGCACCGCGGGTCTCACCGCCGAGATCCTCCCCCCGCAAGATCAGGCCATCGCGCTACTCCAAGGTCGTCTCGCGGAGCAGGAACGGCAGATGCAGGCCATGCTCGCCGAGCTTACGCGTCTCACGGCAGCGAACACCACCATGACCCCGCCGGCTCCGTCGGTCGCTCCGGCACCGAACCCCACGCAGGCTGCCAACGCGCCGATCGGCCAGGCCCCCGTCGTCACCGGCCAACCGCAGCAGCCTCCGGCACCGAGCCTCCAAGGCGACGCCCCGTTGCTCATCGACGGCTCCCCGGTGGAACCGGGCTATCAGCCCGATGGTTCTCTGGTGCTCGCCAACGGCACGGTGATCCCGGCGCCGAATTCCCCCGACACCCAAGCCTCTCGCTACAAGACGCCGGTCGCCGACGCCCCGGGGCCGATGACCGACACGGAGAAGCGTGCTGCGGGGATCCGCACCCAGGGTCCCGAGTGGACCCTACCCACTGCTGAGTCCCTCGCGACTGCGACCGAAGACACGCCGCGCACCGCGCGCATCTGATTCCCAGGAGGGGCTTGATCGATGGCTGTACGGGCAGAAACCAACACCCTCTCGGGCACGACCGCGGACACGGTGACCCTCGCGCAGGCGTGGCCGGCGGTGTCGATCACCAACCACGATGCCACCACGGCGCTGTATTTCCGGCTCGACGGCGCTGTCCCGGTTTCTGAGGCCGACGAGAACGGTGTGGTGCTCCCGGGGGCCACGGTCGTCGCGGCGATGCCGGCGCTCGGGGCGGGGACCACGATCGTGAAGGTTGTGGGGAACGGCAACAAGTACACCGTGGAAGGCGTCAACTGAGGTGGTGATCCGCTCAGTGGGCGGCGGAAGTGGCGGCGCCGGCATCACGCCGAGCACCGGCATCGCGCAACCGTACTACTCGGGGAGCGCGCCGTCGGGCGTGAACCTCGAGCTCTCCCTCGGATCCGCGGCGTCGCCGGTCACCACGGTCGGCCCGAACCTCCGGATCTCCCGCACTGAGGACATCGACGGCACGGCCGGCGGCGGCACGAACCTCGCCAACGAGAAGAACGCCGCGCTGGTGCTGCTCTCGTCGTCACAGGGTTCGGGTGTAGCCGGCGACAAGATGCAGGCGTGCGGCTTGTTTGTCTTCGCTAAGGCATCGGGATCGGGGAACTGGGATGCCGTCGCGATCAACGCTGTCGGCAAGTCCACAGGTTCCGCGACCCGCCGAGGCACCGGGGCGTACTTCGAAGGTCTCAAAGACACCGATGCGACGATCCTCGGTGTCGAACTTCGATCGAACAACCAGCAGGCTTCCAACGTCGCGACCGATTCGGACTACAACACCAACGGCCTGTCGAACACCGCGGGCCTATGGGTGGCGTGTTCTTCTCACGCGTCGGCCAATCCGAAGCACGGTGCGGGAATCCAGGTTGGCCGCTCGGGCACCACGCAATGGGGTGTCGGGCTGGGGTTCGTGCAGAACGCCGTGGTCGACCAGTCGATCCGTGATGACTCTTCGTCCACGACTTCCTTCCTGGTCCAAGGCACCCACACCTACGGCGTTGATCTGCAAGGCGCGACGATCTCCGGCGCGGCGATGCGTGTCCCCAATGCGGTGTCGCTCAAGTGGCGCAACGCGGCGAACTCCGGCGATCTCGACGCCATTACCGTCAACTCGTCCAACGAGCTCGCGTTCGGTGTCACCGCGTCACAGATCACCCTTGTGCGGTTCCACCGGTCTCTCGCTCTCCAGGATTCGGTCAACCTCGCGCTCGGCACCTCCACCGGCACGAAGATCGGCACGTCGACCGCGCAGAAACTCGCGCTCTGGAACGCCACCCCTGTTGTTCAACCGACAGCGGTCGCGGATGCCACCGATGCCGCCACTGCCATCACCCAGTTGAACGCGTTGCTGGCCAGGATGCGGACCATAGGAGCGATCGCGGCATGACCGGTATGACCGACAAGACGTTCTCATCGGAAACCCTTGAGCTCTTCGGGCGGCTGCTTGCCATGGCCCGGTTCGAAGTCACCGCCGATTCGATCGAGGAAGAAGCCCGGATCATCACCACCGCGCATCGGGAGCTCGCTGCCGCGTTGGCTGCCCCTCCTACGGGGGATTAGCCGATGTCGGGCAGTATCAAGCGAGGAACGCGCATCGAACGGAGATGTGGAACTCTTGGTCTGATCCGTAAGTGCATCTCGGCATCTGGATCCTCCCCACCAGCAGGTCCCCCCGCTGTCGGTGCGCTCATCGCCCAGGCCATCGACAGCGTATCGGACACCACCATCGCGCTCACCGTCGATGTTGCAGTGCCCATTGGGGTGCTGCTCATCTTGCGTATCGGGGTGGACAACGCCTCGAGCACCACACCGACGTTCACGTGCGCTGATTCTCGCGCCAACACGTGGACTCTTGTCGGCCAAGGGGTCCGTCCCATTGCCGCGGGTACCGGGGTAGCAGGGGCCATGTTCAAATGCAGCCCCACCACCGCTCTGGAGGTCGGCGACACCATCACTGTCACGTTGTCGGACGCGGTAGCGATGAAGGCCGCGTATGTGGAGGCGTTCTCGGGGTGGACGACGACAGAGCCGGTCGGGGAGTCCTACGGCATCGGTTCAGCAACCAGCCTTTCGGTATCACCGGCAGTGGCCATGACGGCAGCCGGTGAACTCACGGTGGGCATGATGGCGATGGAATCGAACGCCGACCCCACCTACGACTCCGATACAACCAACGGATCATGGGCGGGTAACCGCATGGTCAAATCGGATTCGGGTACGTCGACAACGAGCATCGAAGTCGGGGGGCAATACAAGGAAGTCACTGCAGCCGGCAATCAGACCATCAACTGGACGATGGCTGTGGCCACCGATACCGTCGCGATCCAAGCCGCGTTCGCGGCAGCATGATGTCTCCCCTCGAGGCTCACCGCGCGGTCACCGCCGAGCTCGTGGCCGCGATCCGCGACTGCGCAACCGTGGAGATCGACGCTGAAGTCGCGTGGCTGAACGGCTACCTCTACTCCCAGGCCACATCGTCCTCCGGTAAAGAAAACGACGCCCGCGCGGCGTCTTCCCTGCAGCGCCGTGAAGTGATCCGCCAGCGCGGTGAAGTCCAAGCTCACCTCGCGCGGGAACGACTCGCGGCGCTCGAGGTGCAAGCAGGACTGGCGGCGCTCCAGCAATTCGAGACAGGGAGTGCCAAGTGACTGTGGTGGAGGACTGGAACCCCGAAGGCTACGCGTACATTGATCTCACCGATTTCCGTCCGGGGATCGTGGATGACGAGTACTCCGATGTCGCGGCCGATCATTCACTCCCTGTTCCCGCAGCGGCAACGGAAGCCGGCGGCGGCGCGGTGGCGGCTTCGAAGGCCAACACCTACCGGTGCGTCGCCGATCGCACGGGGGCGCTCATCCCTCTTCCGGTGGGGGTGGCTTCCCAGTACACCGTCACTCCTCCTGGCACTCTCACCTCGCCCACGTTCTATCCCACGAACCAGTTGGCGATGTACATTCTCGATGCGGGGATCGACGGTCCGTATAGCTCCTCCAACTCTGATCTCGCGCGTGCTTATGCCACCAACCCTGATGTGGTCAACGTCATGTTCGGGTTCGCCTACGATACGGGCGGCAACGGCACGGTCAACGGGTATCGCGCCTACGCGATCGGTCGGGTGTTCTTCGAATACTCGGGTGCCGCGGCGAAGGATTTCTTCTTCATGCGGGAGAACGCCGTGGGGTTGGTTGTGACTCCACGGCCTATCCCGCCGGGGTGGACGGAACGGGCGTTCTACGATCCCGGCTCGGTGGGAGGTGGGTTTAGTGCAGGCCCCCAGGGTCGGGCGTTCTACGGCGCGTGGTTCGCGCAACTCTCCTCCGGGGTGATCGGGGGTAGTGATGCCGCGCTCACGACGTTCGACACTGATGTGCAGGTCAGCTATCCCGGCGCGAACTACGGAGCTACGCGGGTCAATGTGCCCCAAACCCCGTCCATCAACGTGGGTCCCGGCACTGGCCTGTTGACCTATGGCCCCCAGGTGTTCGCTTTACATCAAGGGCGGGCGGTCCTGTGTGGACTCAACCCAGCCCCGGGGCCTTACGAGGTGGTGACCTACACCCCGGTGCGTGATCCGACTGGGACGTTCAGCATCGGCGCGGTCTTTGCCGAAGAGTTCGCCACTGCGGGCATCGGCGCCATGGCGTCGCTCAACGCCTCGGAGCTCATCGGTATCCGGTCGATCGGGGGCGGATGGATGATCCGGGGCGACATCGCCAACCCCACCATCGTGCGCCTCCCCATGCTCGAGCCCACCTACGGTGTCATCTCCAAAGGCGTGGTGTGCCCTATCGGGTTCGTCTATCTCACGCGCCGCGGGGTGTACGTCTGGAACGGGGGCACCGAATCCAAGCACCTTTCCCCCCAGATGGACTCGATGTTCTGGGAGTACCGCGCGACCCCGACCAATGAGCCCTTGCAGGGTTACCTTGGTCGCCTCGCGTACTGGGACGGCAAGGTGTTCGTCCCCAATAACTTCTTGTTCGACACCCAAGGCGGCGGGTGGTGGCGCCTCGATGACCCCGCGAACTACTCCTCCATCGGGTGGTCGCATTACGATGTGGCCCCTTACACCGGGAAGCTGTACGCCTTTCCCTACAAGATCCCTTCCGGCGGTGCCGTCCCGTGGTATCGCTTCGATCGGACCGTCCCGGCATCGTCGTACAGCTGGCAGTCCCAGCCCCTCGTGGAGACCCGACGGACGCTGGTCAACTTCGCTGGCATCGAGCTCAAAGCCATCGCCGCATCTGACAGCACCGTCGCTACGGTCACCATCACCCTCACCGGTTACGACCGCAATGGTGTGGCGCTCACCCCCGCGACGTGGACCATCAGCGACATGCAGGAGAACGGTCGGCTGACCTACCGTGAAGCCGACATCGTGAACTTCGAAGCCCGGTACGTGGTGATCCGCATCGAAACCTCCGCGTCCACCGGGCCCGCGCCCAAGGTCATCGGCATCCGCCTGCATACCACACCGGGCAACCCGGTGGTGAAGGGCTGATCCGATGACTGGGCTCAACTCGTTTCAGCTTTCGCTCCCCGCGAAACGGCCAGAGACTGATGTCGAGTGGAGTGAATTCATCGGCAGATTGCAGGATTGGGGTAATCGACTCCCGCTCGATCTTCCCAATATCGGTGATATCCGCGCGGGGTCTCCTGGTGGGTCAAATACGAATTCGGGAACATTCGTTGACTGGCCTACAGGTACCCCACTTACCGGCACATTTACCAAACGATACGGGGCTGAAACGAAACTGACGGTGATCGCCGCTGGAAGCGCGTACAAGAATACGGTCGGGGGGGGTGTGACTTTTGGTCTGCAGATTGCCAACACCGACGCCGGATTTGCGGCAACCGATTACACGATAGGCAATTATTTCTTCAATACCGTGTCTGATCACCGTACATGGGTTGGTCAAGTCGAATGGCTCGACACAATCCTGCCTGCCGGCGCGTGGACATTTACGTTGCGGGCGCTGGTCAACTCGGGTGACAACCTGCTGTCGGACACCAACGACAGAAATCAGCTTTTCATTGTCGAGTCGTTCAAGAACAGTCGCGTTGCGTAGCACGACGACCACCTCACGGGAGAGTACGATCGCACCATGACGCTCTCGCTCGCCACTGCCCGGACGAACCTCCGGGCGCGTCTCAACGAGGTCTCGGCGGCGCACTGGTCGGACGCGCAACTCGACACGTGGCTGAATGAGGCGTGCGCGGAGATCGCGTCGCGCACCGAGTGCCTGTTCGCGACGGCGACGCCCGCGGTCACTGCGCACGTGGCCACAGTCGCGAACGCTCCGGTGGACATGTTGCGGATTCATCACGTGTCGTTCGCGCCGACCGGTGAGTCTCAGATCATCCCGCTGATCTACCTCGATCTGCACGCCATGGACCGAGTGTGGGGCAATCAGTTGTCCGGTGAGAACTATCCCGAGTTCTACACCATCTGGGGTCTCCCTCCGTCTTCCACCATCCGTCTCTACCCCACCCCGCACCTGGCCGGCACGCTCAACGTCTCCTATTTCAAGCAGGCGACCCCTGCGGGTACGAACCTCGATGTGGTCGACGGCTGGTCGCACTATGTGTACGACTACGCCGAGTACCGGGCGTTTCTCCGGGCCCGGGACCAGCGTTGGCAGCAGGCGCTCGAGAGGCACGAACGCAACATCGCGACGATCATCGACATGACCCGGCGCGCCACCGACCAGCCCGGGGCGATCATCGATCAGCAGGTCGGCCGCGGCGACTGGTTCAACAACCTGGTGATCGGCTGGTGAGGGGGCTGAGATGTCGAACGTAGATCCCTACGCCCCGGTCCAGAACGCCGATGGCTCGTGGTCGTCGCCCGACGCGGTGCGCTACGAGGGCTATACCGGCGACGAGAACCGCACCATGGGTTCCCCCGATCCGAACCGCCCCATGGGTGCAGGCGGCACCGACCCCTACCATCCCACGTCTGGTAGCTACTGGGGTCCCAATGCCACCCTCGGTACCCCCAATTACAAGTACCTGTACGACGATTACCTCGCGCAGTACTCCACCGGCTTGTCCCAATTCGACTCGCGCGCCGATGAGCTCGCGGCGATGCGGGCACGGATGGCGGGGGGGTACGGGCAATCAGCTGGTCTGGCGCGCCAGGGGACCGACATTGCACTACGGCGCCTGGGGCTCAAAGAGCAGGGCAACCTCTACGACATCGACCTCGCGCGCGCCCAGTCCGGTTTCGTGGACGAAGGGCTCGGGATCGCCCGCGAGCAGCACGGCAGCAACCGCACGTATCTCGACAAGCTCCGGGGGTTCGCGGGCCGCGACTACGCCATGGCCGGTCGGCAACGTTCCCTCGCGGACATGGGCACCCAACTCACCTACGACCGCGACCTGTGGAACGCGAACTCCGATGCCACGGCACGAGGGGCGTTCGGCAGCGAAGGGGTCAACAAGCAACGGGGGTTCATCGGCCAGACACGCGACATCGGGTTGGGCCAGAACGCGCTTGGCTACGACCGCGCCACCCTCGATTACGACCGCGAGTCCTCATCGATCGACAAGCAGTCTGCGGATCTGGACTTCGATCTCCGCAACACCGAGCTCACCGCCAAAGAGAAGAAGGCGACGATCGACAACCGGCTCAAGAACATGGATTTGCTCGCCCAGGATTTCGGTCTGCAGCGTGAGGAGCTCATGAACTCTCTCAAGCAGGGGCTCAACAACATCGGTTTGCAGTCAGCCAGTGCGCTGGCGCAGATCGCCGATGCCATGTCGTCCAACGATGCCAACCGTCAGTCCGCGGCCTTGCAGGTCGCCCAGGCTGCGCTCAACGCGGCGAACAGCGCGATCGCCAGCGGTACCGTGGCCCCGGGGTACAACGCCCCTGGGTACTACCGACCGAAGTAGACAGGAGTTCCCAGGTGTCGTACTACGATCCTCCGGTCCCTACCGTTGACATGTCGGGCATCTTGGGCATCGACCCTGCCACCGGCCAAGCTCTCGCGCCCCCTCCGGCGACGGGCTTCGGGGCCATGCTGTCGGATCCCATGAACCTCGCCGTTCTCGGCGGCGGCGCGTTGTACGGGCGACGCAAGCTCAACCAGCGCGCGGCGAAGCGTGCACTCGAGATGTCGACAGCCGGGGTGTCCAACGGCGCCGCGTCGCGTCAGGCGATCTCCGGTATCGCCTCCCAAGGGGCCGCGTCGCGCGCCGGGCTCCTGTCGCGCATCATGGGTCCGTCGGCTTCCACAACTGCAGCTTCCGCGGCCCCGGCGGCGCCGGCCATTCAGCAGATGATCGGGGGCCCCGGGCAACTCGCGGCTCTTCGTGCCCCGACGGTCCCCCGCATCGGGCTCGAGTTCGCTCAGGGCCCGATGCTCGGCCAGACCCTCCCGTCAGCCCCCTCATCGGCCTTCACGTCTCGTGCACTCTCCTCTCCGTGGGCGGCGCCGGCTGCCGTCGACACCGCCGCGGCTGGGGGTGGGTTACGGGCCGCGGCGGTGTCGCGTTTCCCAGGGCTTGCGTCGGGCGCGCGGGTCGGTGCCGGTGGGTTGGCGGCGACGCTCGCCGGCATGGGGGTCGACCGGTTGAACATCGGCGGTGCCAACTCGATTCTCGATCAGGCCGCGACCGGCGCGGCAGCAGGAGGCACGTTCGGCACGGTCGTCGGTGGTCCCTTCGGTGGGCTCATCGGCGCCGGAGTTGGTGGCGTGGGGAACGTGGGCTACAACAAAGTCGCTGACGCTCTGTGGCGCAAGGACAAGCCCAAGCCCGCCCAGATCATCGACACCAACCGTGCGACCCTGGCCGAGGCGATGGCCACCTACAACCTGTCGGCCGAACAACGATCCCAGCTGATGGCGCAGTACGACGTGGCGCTCATCGCCGCGGGGAAATCCGACAAGAAGCGCGCCGAGGCGTCTTCCACCGCGGCCACCCAACTCCTCGGTGCCATGCCTCAGTACGTCCAGGGGCTCTACGGCGCGGCTCAGCAGCGACGCAACGACCAGTCCCAGACCGCGGCGTTGCAGCAGTGGGTCCAGCCGCAACTCGCACAGCAGCAAGCCGCGGCCGAGGTGCAGGCCGCGTCCTACCGGGAGCTCGCGGGGGCGGCACGCAACGACGCGGAGGCCCGGTACTTCACCTTGATGGCCGACAACGCGCTTCGTTCGGCAGCGAACCAGGGGGTGGCGTTCTCGAGCCAATTGGCGATGCTGCCCCAGTCCACCGCGTTGGCCCGTCAGCAGCAAGAACAAGACGCCATTGCCGCGCAGCTGGCCCAGCAGGTCCAGGCCCAGCAAGTCGCAGCACTGATGGGCCAATCATCCGGGGCCGGTGACCTCGCGTCGCTGATGCAGTAAGGTGGTCGGGTCCCCAGGGCGGATGTTGGACTTGGGTGGGCGGACTGTTGGACGCGGCAGCGCCAGCCCTTGACATCATCGGTCCTGGGGACACCGGGACCTTCCGCCCTGGGGACACCTTTGCTCGCGCGGTGCAGTAGTACGATCGCATCATGACGGACCTGGGTGGATTGGGTGGGTTCGACCCTCTGGGCGTCTTTCCCACCGAGCCGGTCCTGCAGCCCATTCCCCTGCTTGCTCCAGTGCTCGGGCAGCGGGCCCTCAACACCCCCATCGATCCGAACCTGCAACGCAATCTGCAGTCCCTCACACGCAAGTGGCAGGCCATCGGCACGACGATCAACAGTGCCTCCCCCGCCGCGGCCGGTGCGTTGCTCGATCTCGACCGCACGCGCATCGCCAAAGGCCAGATGCCGCTCACCAAGGCTCAGACCGCGCGCGCGACGCAGGCGATCGCGACGGGGCAACTGTCTACGGCCCCGAAGTCTCGATCCCTCTGGAATCTCCCGGGCAACGCGCTGCACGACCTCGCGAACATCGTTACCTCCATCCCCCGCGTCCCTGGTTCTCTGCTCGCTGAGGCTCGTGAAACCCCGGCCGGCATCCAGCAAAGTCTCGCCGCGCTTTCACGCGGGGATATCTACGGCGCCACCCAGGCCCCCGGGGTCCGCATGCTGCCGGGGGCCTACGTCGTCGGCAACGTGGCGCGCGGCGGCGAAGGGCTCCGAGAGCTCGCCACACACCCGCTGTTCAGCGCGTTGGATTTCACCGGGGCGCCGGGCACTGGGCAGGTCACGAAGGCTCTCCGTGGTGCAGCAGCGGACACCCGGGCCGCGCGCGCGTTGCGAGTCGTCGGTGAGGATCTCAAGGGCACCAAGGCAGTGCAGGTGTGGCAGCGCGCGTTCTCCGAGTCGACCCGCGACATCATCGCTCGACCGAAGAACACCATCGACATGACGCTCGAGGCGGTCCTGAACCCTGAGGCCCGGATGCCGGAGATGGCATGGGGGCGCCCGGAGCTCACCAAAGTCATGGGTCCCCTCACCCGGGAAGCCGGCCAACTTATCGCCACCTACGGTGAGGACTTCGCTCGCGAGGCCACCCAGAAAGCCGCAACCGGCCGGTGGGATCTGATGACCCCCGACGAACAGGTCTATGCGGCGAAAGCCAACGAGCTCGGCCGACAGTACGCGTCGATTGTCGAAACGGAACTCGGGGAGCTCACAACCCTCAACATCCCCCGCGCGGATGGCACCCCGGGGCTCGAGGTGTTCCCCGTCGCCCAAGCTCGCCAGATCACCCGCGCGCAAGGACTCGCGTCGCGCGCGCGCACGTACACCGACCTCCGGGCCGAGGTGTTGGCCCCGACCGCCACCGCCGATAGCCTCTTGGATCGCGCCCGGGAACTGGCCCAATCCCCGACCACCGCGGGGGTCTTCGGCCAGGGTGAGACCGGTGGCATCTCGCGGGCAGCGCGCGCCAAGCAGGTTGAGCTCGCACTCACCGCCGCGGATATGGCTGGTCAGGACACACGCGCGTTGCGCCGAACCCTCGCACGGGGTGATTTGGACGCCGTGGTCGCTGGGATCGACAACCTGCGCGCTGCGCCCTTGGCACCCCTCGTGACCCCCGACGCGATGCTCGCCGTCGTGAACCGTTACGGCCGGTCCTGGACCCGAGCCGGCGAGCTCAAAGAGGCGATCACCACCGGCAACTGGTCCCGCGCCCGCGCGCTCTCCCAGGCAATCCTCGGCAACAAGAAGGCGGTCATTCCCGAGCTCGCCGAGTTCGTGGACTCCATGGAACGCTACGCAGCCCGCGACCGTGTCCTTTCCCGCACGACGGCGTTCACGGAGCGCACCACCGCGCGGCTCGAGACCCGGGCCACCGAGGTGCTCTCCAAGAGTGCCCCGGCCCGCTTCCGGGAGGTGGTGGTCGGGCGCGCCGCGGAGGAACTGGCGACCCGTGTTCAGACCCGCGCAGCCCGCGGGGAGATCGTTCTGCGCCCCGATGACGCGACCCGGGAGGCGATCCTCGCCGCGATCATGGAGAAGCGCTACCGCGACATCGGCTACGCGGACGAAGCCGCATGGAACGCCGAATGGTTCGACGTACGCGACGGGATCCAGCGCACCTGGCAGCAACTCCGCGACCAGGGCATCGAACCGGTGTTTCTGCATCGGGTCGGTGAAGGGGCGGCGCGCTCGATCCGTTTCCCGAGGATTGGGGAAGTGGCGATCAAGCCGTCCTCGATCAAAGACGCGACGTTCGACATCTCCCCGCACGTTCCTGATCTGGGGGTGGCGCTCACTCATCAGGGGCTCGAGTTCCTGGCCCGGGAAGGCAGCGAGCACTTCGCCCAGTCGATCGTGGATTCTGCTGGTGTGCGGCTCCGGGATCTGGAGGCGCAATATGCCACGGAGGCACGCGCACTCACCGATGCCCGCCCGTTGTCCAACTACCGGGAGAACCTCCGCAACCTGATCGAGCGACGCTACACCGCGTTCAACCCTGCCGATCTGGGGTTCAACTGGGAGTCACAACGGTTTAATTCGATGGTCGCCGATCAGACGTTCATCCCGAGATACCTGGCCGACGCGGTGAAGGATTACCACTCCAAAGGTCCCACCAAGCTCTCCGCAGCATGGGATCCGATCATGAAGGTTTACCGCACCTCCCTTCTCCCCCTGTCCCCCCGCTGGCACACCAACAACGTTATCGGCGGCATGCTGATGCTGCTCGGCCGCGCGGACCCCACGGTGCTCCGCGACGTGTTCTCAATGCGCCAGATGATGCGCGACGGCACGGTCCCCGAGCACGTCGCGCACATCTTGGATGTGACCG